TGGTCACTTCCGCGTACTTCGTCAGTGACCCCGCCAACGTCAACTTGCCGGCAGAATTAATGGTCGCATCCCCGGACAGCGCCACGTCTGTGGCCACGCCCCCGACGTTGCCCACGAAGATGTGGTTCTCGGCCAGCGCCCCAACCGTGCCCATCAGACTCCACGTCGGAGACGCCTTCGTGCCCGTGTTGTAGTAGATGGCCCCGTTGCTGGTCCGAGCGTAAATGGACCCCTTCTGCGCGACACCGGCCCCGGTGACCGCGTTCGTCGGCGCACCCGCTCCCGACATCCACATGACCCCGGTCAGCAGGGAAAACTGCCCGGCAATCGCTTTTCCTTTGGTGATGAGCTGCGGCATGAACGTCTCCTCTGTAAATCCCCGATTCCGTTATGGCCTCGGGGCCGTGCATCAGAAGAGGCAGAAGGCCCGGGAGCATGGTCTAGCTCCCGGGCCTGTTGCCTATTCGGGCGTGGCGCTTAGGCCACCGCCCCGTTGAAGAAATACCCGAGGTCCGCCGACACCACCTTGTTGTCGAAGGCCACTTCGCCCTCGTACCGGACCGACTTGATCGACTTCATCTCGAACTGGTCGATGCCGATGGTCGAGGACGGCGTGCTGCTGACGCCCGTCCACGCGAACGTGTATCCGGCACTCGGCATCATCAGGCCCGGTGTCGGATTCACGTAGCCCAGCCACGCGTGCTTGCCGTGCGCGAACCCGTACCCGGCCGTCTCGCCCTCGAGGTTGGTCGCCTTAATCGACTGCGCCACGTAGATGTTCGGAATCTCCAGCAGCGAACCGAGCAACGCCGGGGTGATGTTCTCCGCCGACGTATACTTGATCCGGTCACGGAAATCCGGGTGATTCTTCAGCTTCCGCATGACCTGGTAACCCAGGACCAGCGTGTTGGGGAGGAACCCGGTCACGGACAGAATCGCTTCCTTCGCGGTTTCGATGTCCTCCATCGGGTCCGACGCCGTGTAGTCGCTCCACAGGTTCGCGGGGGTCGCCGTCGTGCCCCAGCCGGAACCGGCCGAGAAGTAGTCCGTCACCCACTGCAGTTCTTGCCGCATGAGCAGACGCTGGGTCACGAACTGCACCGCACCACGGGCCAGGTCGATCTGCGCATCGGCATTGGCACGGGTCTGCGCGCCGACGTCCTTGTGGAACGCCCACACGTCGCAGTAGTAGTTGTCCGAGGACAGGCCGTACCCGCTGCCTGCGGATTCGGTCGAGTCCGCGCGCTTCCGCGCCTCGTCACGGAACCAATCGTTCTTCGTGAACGTGTAGTACTTGTCCGACTGCTTCCCGACCGGGACGATGGGGAAGACCTTCGGAAACAGGTACTTGTCCTGGGACTGAATGTACGCGATGCTGATGTTGTCCAGCATTTCGTCGGTGTGAACTTCACCCTGTGACGGCTGGGCCTTTCGTACGAGAACGCTCATGTTTTCTGCTCCTGGTCAATGACCTGTTTTACTGCGGCCAACTGCTCACGAACCCACGCTTCCCATGCCGAACACCCGCCCCGGATGAGACGAATGAACACGAGGTGAAGTTGAAGGGTCCGCAACGTCATGGCCAGTTACCGTTAGGTCGCTCGGGCCACGCCCACACAGTTGAAGAGGATGGTGGCGATGCCGTCCTCCGCCGAGTTGTCCAGAATCACCTGACCCACGATGTACTTCGTGGTGTCCGCGCCGTGGGCATACACTTCGGCCTTGCCGTCGGAGTCCGTGCCGACGTAGTCGCCCTTGGCGAAGTTGGACCCCGCCACCACCTTGGACATGCCGTTGACCATGACGGTCGCCATCTGGCCTTCGGTCGGGGTGTTCTGCAGAATGCCCAGGGGATTGTCTGTGTTGCCGTCACAGATGACGCATTCCCCGTCGGAGTTCAGTTTGACGAAGAAGTACCGCTTGAGATGGAGGTCACCCCCCGCCTCGAACGAGTACTGAGTGCCGGGAATCTCGAATGCCATGTCGTTGTCTCCTCTTCTTGAAGTCGGTTACTCGATGACCGCGCTCCGGTTGTCCCTCAGATGCGCGGACGCCAGATCCGGACGTTCACGCGTCACAATGTCGATGGCCTGGGCAATGGTCTTCGCTTCGCCCTTTTCCACCTTCTGCTTGGCCAGATCCGCGATCTGGTCCATGGCCGTCGTCCCAACCGCTGCCTGGGTCGAACCGACCTCAGCTGTCGCGGCCACGGTCGCGGCCACGGCCGCATCTCCGGCCTTGAGCAACACCAACACCTTATCGTAGTCCTCCTTCGCGAGCGACTTCGACAACGTGTACAGGACCGCGCCCTTTTCGTCGGCCGTGCCAGGCAGTGCCGTGATCACACCGGACTGTGCCTTGATGAAGGCCTCGCGCGCAATGGACTCATCGCGCTTGGCAATCTCGGCCCGAAGGGTTTCGTTTTCGGCCACCTGTTTGGCAATCGCCTCACGCTGGTCCACGAGTTCCTTCTTCACCGCCTCCGGCAGTTCCGGTTCCGGTTCCGGTTCCGGCTCATGCTGCTTGGCCAGGGCTTCGAGTTCGTCCAAGCGGTCCGTTTCCTCCGGACTCAGCTTGGCTCGGTCAATGGACACCTTCATGTCTTCACTCCTTCAAGAAACGTCCGTCAACGCAGTGGCCACCGCGTCACGGAACTGGACAATGGACTTGTCGATATCGGACATTGGGCCGTCTCCCGCGAAGAGCGTCATGCCCATCGCCAATCTCAACGAGTCCATATACGCTGAGATGGCCTCCCACGCTTCTTCCTTCTTCTCCATCAGTTCGTAGTCCGCCTGCACATCGGTGAACTGCGTCTTGATGACCCGCCACGTCTGCGGTAACCGCGCCGTGAACGTCGGCCCCAGTGCTTTGGCCAGCGCGATGGTGCGCCGTTGGATCCGATCCCGTGTGCGAGTGTCCACCCGTACCGTGGAAAAGGACTTCACGACCGCCGACACGTCCTGCGGTGTCCGGATGGGAAAAGACTGATTCGGTCCTGCAAACGGGACCAATGTTCTCGATACCGGGGCCGCATCCGACACGGCCGCAGCTGCCGGGGCAGGGACACCCACCGCCGTAGCATCGGATGACGGCCCCGGAATCGAGGGATCGTGCTTGAACAACACGATGTGGGCACCAGGATTGGCTCCCTTGGGAACAAGCGCGACCTTGGAAATGGTCAGGTCACGCAGTCGATACGGCATGTCGCCCCTCCTACCTTTCCTTATGCCGGGACACGAGTCGCGTGTCCTTCGATAGAGAACATGGTGTACTCACCCGACTCAATCTTGGCAAAGACCCCGGCATCCGGAACCCAGAACCCCACCCACCACCCCACCGGGAGGGCGGTCTCGCTGAGCCCCATCTTTTCGAGTTTTTCGGGCGTGACCACCAACGACTCAATCAGGTGCCCTTGCACCGGACCTTCGTGCCGTTCATTCAGGTCACGGAATCGCAGCACAAAATCGTAGGCGGCGTCTTCCAGATCCTGGGGCACGATCACATCCTGGTAGGAGTCTACCACAACCTCACCATCGGTCGTCATGGCAATACTGGCCCACCCGAAGACCTGCTGGCGTTTGGCGTCGATTTTGATGACTTGCACCATCACTCCCCTGAAAAAAACGGGACGCGCACCCCTGAAAAGTGTGCGTCCCGTCTCCACCCCTCTGACGGACGAGCGTATGGCCTGTCTAGAAACTACCACTGACTGGGGGGCATGTCAACCTTTTTTTCACTCAATCGTGGTCTCGGTATCGATCTGCACCACCACCGCCCGAACGGTCGGCGTCCCGTTCTTCATTTTGACACTTATCGTGATGGCGCGAACGTCCCGTGCGGCGTCCAGCATCTCGCGCATCTGGGTCAGTTGCTGGGTCACCGCTTCTTGGACGTTGATCGAACGTGTCCGAGGGCGAGACGGATACGCTGGGACAAAGGCGATAGACATTATGCGTCCTCATCATCGTCGTCATCTTCCTTACGTGTCTCGGGGCGTTCCGGGGGTTTCTCTGGTCCTTTATTGGGGCGACTTCCCTTGGGCGGGGGTGGCGGGTTCGTAGGGTCCGCACCGTTCCCCGCCGGATCCCCAAATGTCCCCACCGCCGGTTCAGGCGTCGGGGCTTCACGGCCCAGGTCCACGCCTTCGAGTGGAATCTTCGCCAACGACAACAGATGCCGTTCCAGCGGTTCACTGGGGAACAGCGTGACCCCGGCCTGATTCAGCTTCACCAGGTAGTCGCCCAGTTCCACGAGGTCTGGAACCTCCACGTCCCCATGCTCCAGCAACGGGGTCAATTCTGGGTTCAACCCATTCACGGCCATCAGGCGCGGAATCGCATAGCGGTTGAAGACGTCCTCAATCGCGTCCAGCCAGCCCCCAATCGCCAACCCGAACATGTGCGTCTTGCTGCTCGAGAGTGCGAACGACCCGTACCGGTTGTTATGGCCCAGGATAATGAAGTCTGCCAGGATCGTCATCGCAATCGAGTTGTTGTAGCGGTCGATAATGGCCGACGTGTCGAAGTTCCGTTTGCCCCCGGTCGAAAGCAGGGTCAGCGTCCACCCGAACGGCAACAGCACGCCTTCCTGCTCGTCACGCCGGATGTTCCGCACCATCATCTCGGCTTCGGCCCGGTATCCGGGTGCCTGCGTGTTGTTCGCGTCCCACAAATCCAACCCCTCGGGCGGTTGGATGACCGGCAACCCGGCCAAGTCACGCTCGACCCCGATGCCTTCGATCTCTTCAATCCGCTTCTTGAAGTACCAGGGCCGATACGCATTCCGTAGGACCGACCGACCTTCGGGACTGTTCTTGTTCGACTCCGTCCGGAACAACAACGACTTACTAAACGGAATGGACAAGATCAGCCCATTCGGGGTCCGTTGCTCCATGCCCAGGAGCGCACCCTTCGGATCGAACAACCACTTGTTCAACGTGTCCTGCGACCGGGGCGCAAGTTTCTTCCAGCCAATCTTCCCGTCTGTGTATTTGCTGGAATCTTCTTCATTACGCGACGTGCCCGCCCGTTTCTTGTAGACGGTTTCCAGCCACGACCACCCAAAGGGTAACATGGTGATAACTTCACTCATCACATCGCCCCAGGGCATGGACATGTCCTTTCGGCACGAGTCCACGAACTCTGCGGCTTCCTTCGCTGCGGCATCCTCACTTGCTGGTGTCAATCGCCATGATGCTTGCCGAATCAACATCCCGACCGCGAACAAGATCGATCCGACAATCGGGTCGTTGTCGCGCATTTCCTTGTAGATGCGAATGCCGTTCTTGCCCCGAAGCTCAGTTAAGAACTCTTCTCGGAGCGTGCCCGACATTTCGTTCAGGCCTGTCTGGCCCACTTCAGAGAAATTCGCTTGTGTCGTCGCGCTGGTCCGATACTTCCGGACGCGTCGTGCTACCATTAGGCCACTCCCTTCCAGTAGGACTTCGACGCGATTGGTCCCGACAACCGGCCAAAGGATTTACGACCAGATTCCAGCATACGGATGACGCCTTCACTGGCGTCGGGACCATCGTCGAAGTCCGCTGGGAACTCATCAAACTGGCCAAAGTACTCTGGTACCTTATCTACCAGATGACGGGCAAACCGCACCACGCCGTTTTCAATCAACGGCTGCACGCCCAGGATACGGCTAATTTTATTCGAGGTATTCGTAATGGGCGAGATTTTCGGATACAGGCCACGTTTCCTTGCAAGACCTTGAATGGTGGGCGCAATCAAGTTCTTGAACATGTTTTCTTCCACCCCGATTTCTTGCGGCCCATACGCCGCGTACGCGTCCAACATGACTTGAATCTGCTTGTTGGGAAGGAAGCGATTCATCCGGACATCGAAAATGTCAATGTACCCTTCCTTTTTCGTGCGCCCTGCCGTGACCACCACGCACCAGTCCCGTTTCCCGCGTTTCAGTTCCCCAGGTTTCTCCCCGCCCGCAGGGTCAATGTATGTCCGGATAGCACTATACGTCGCCAATAGGTCAGGTGACCACTCAATATAGGTAAACGTGCCGGGGTCAAAGGATTTATCTTCTTCCTCACGCGGGTCGTTCATCATCTCCCGCGCAAACCCCAACGACCCGACTTCCGGTTCCTTCTTATAGGCCTCA